CGGAAACATTGTAGGCATTCACTTTGCCACTGGCACTGGCGGTGCTGCCACCGATGGGAACTACAGCATTACCAGAGTAGATGCTGACACATTTACACTCACAGACATCAACACTGGAAACATCACAGCTACTCCAGCAGCAATTTATGTTAGTGGTGCAAATCGTTGGCTGTTGACCTATGAAACCCACTCTTCCGATGAGTTTCAAAATGCTCCGCTTATCCCCGGCGAAGGTGTGTTGGCGGTAAATGGAATTTATTCCTACATGAGCGGCATTGACGCAGCGCAGATTTACTATGGCTGAAGAAGAACGCCCCATGGATGTTGCAGGTCGCAAACTGATGATTGCGATCCCTGCCTACGACGGCAAATTGAACATCAAAACTTCGTTTGCCTTGGCCGATTTGGTGGTCAAGGCTTCGCAGTTTGGCGTTCAAGTGCAACTGTCGCATCTGTCGGGCTGCTCTCTTATTACCAAGGCCAGAAACATTCTGGTCGCCAACTTCTTGGAGTCGGACTGCACGGACTTTCTGTTCGTCGATGCCGACATCGTGGTGGACGCAGAGTCAGTTCTCCGCCTGTTGGCGCTGAGCACCGGCAAGGACATTACCGCTGGCATGTACACCCGCAGGGCAGAGGACCGCAAGTTCTTCTTGGACATCTACATCGACGAGGCCAAAACTCTTGAGTTTGACCGGCACGGCATGTTGCGGGTTGAGAACGTGGCTACAGGCTTCATGATGATCCAGCGCCATGTGCTTGAGAAGATGGTTGCATTGCACCCCGAGTGGACCTACTTCAATGATGCGTACAACCGCAACGAGAGCGCCTTGTTCGACTTTGAGTTGACCAATGGGCAGTACGTTGGCGAGGACTACACGTTCTGCAAACGCGCCCGCAAGGACGGCTTTACGGTCTTTGTGGACCCAGAGATCACCTTGCCGCACGTTGGCTCTCAGGAATACCACCGCAGCTTCAAAGAGTCTGTGTTGATGCCGCTGATCGAGCAGCACTGCACACCCAAACTGAAAGTCGTCAATGGCTAAGAAAACCCCATCCCTTGCAGTCGGTCGCGGTGAGAAGTTGCCCGTCTCCAAAGGGGCGGGGCTGACAGCCAAGGGAAGAGCTAAATATAACAAGGCTACGGGCAGCAACTTGAAGGCTCCGCAGCCTCAAGGTGGCCCACGCAAGGATTCGTTTTGCGCCCGGATGTCAGGTATGCCCGGTCCGATGAAAGACGAAAAAGGTCAACCTACCCGCAAAGCTGCGGCCCTCAAACGATGGAAGTGCTAGATCATGGAGATGATGGTATGGAACGTGGTCTTGTCTGCGATTGTTGGCATCATGGCCTTCCTGATTAAAGGGAAGTTCGATGAGCTTCAGCGGATTAGCATTTTGTTGAACCGCACTCGAGAAGAGGTGGCTCGTGATCACATGACTCGGCAAGAGTTTCGCGCCGACATGCAGCAGTTGTTAGACCGGTTTGATCGGTTAGAGCGCAAGATTGACAATCTGAGGGGTGGAAATGCCGTCCAGCAGTAAGAAGCAGCATAATTTCATGGCAGCGGTGGCAAACAACCCAGCGTTTGCCAAGAAGGCAGGCGTCCCACAGTCGGTGGGCGAAGAGTTCTCCAACGCGGACAAGGGCCGCAAATTTTCAAAAGGTGGCGATATGAAATCCGAAAACATGATGATGAAAAAAGAAGGCCGTGGCATGGCTAAGGCCGACTTGGCAAAGCACGCAGCAATGCCTGCTTCCAAGGCTCACAAAGGCCTGAAGTCTGGCGGCTCTGTTGGCACAACCAAAATGGGCGCAGTCAAGACTGGCTCCAAACCTGACGGCGTTGCCATGAAAGGCAAAACCAAAGGCACAATGGTGAAAATGGCACGCGGCGGCAAAGCCTGCTAAGGAGTTGATATGGCTGAAAAAGAAATGAGTCCGGCAGAGCGCGAAGCTCGCCAAATGATGGCGGACAAAAAAGCGCAGGACGCAGCCACCAAGGCTTACGATGCGGCTGACAAAACCCCTCCAGCGCCTAAGACAAAGAAGTACGCCAAGGGTGGCAGTGTGACCCGCGCAGACGGCTGTGTGACCAAGGGCCACACCAAAGGCACCATGGTAAAAATGGCCATGGGTGGCAAGGCTTACTAAGGAAATATCATGGCAACGCGCAAAACTCGCCGGTTTGGTGTAGGTGGCGTCACCGAAGACGATTTGGAAGTGGCTAATCGGTCTGAAGACCCTATTGCAGAACTTAACAAACGCAAGAAGTGGACTGATGCCGAAGATGGTGAATTATCCATTAAACCCGCTGTAACTAGCCGGGTAGCACCCAAGCAGCGTATTGTTAGCAAAAAAGAGTTGGAAGAGTCCGGCTTAAGCTTGCGTGATTTCTTAAACCGAGAGCGAGGTTTAACCCGTCGCGGCGAAAGCTCTTTTACCTCCAAAGCACCCTTATCCAAATCAACATCCGTCACAGATACTGGCGATGAGATTGACCGTTTGAAGGCGCGAGCACCTGCACCCCAAAAAAAATCAACGTACGAAACTGCGTATGACAAAATGAATCGACAGAACCGCGAAACAGCGGCATCTCGCAAAAGCGCTGCTGATGAAGAGCGTGCTAAGTTGGCCAAAAATATACGTGAGAGCCGTGACGGCAAAGTCAACTCAAAGACCCTTTTGCCCGAAACGGGCATGAAAAAAGGCGGTAAGGTTTCTTCTGCTTCCAAACGTGCTGACGGCATAGCCCAACGCGGAAAGACACGAGCATGAGAGCCAGTCGCGGCATGGGTGCCATTAACCCGTCAAAAATGCCTTCTGGCAAGCGCAAAGCTCGCCGGGATGACACCGACTTCACTGAGTACGCCGAGGGCGGAAAGGTGGGTTTGTACGACAACATCAATGCAAAGCGAAAGCGCATTGCTGCTGGCTCTGGTGAGAAAATGCGCAAGGTTGGCAGCAAGGGTGCTCCTACGGCGCAGGCATTTGCGCAATCGGCCAAAACTGCAAAGAAGTAAACCATGACCACATCAGGCACCACCGCGTTCAACATGGACCTCACCGAATTGGTGGAGGAGGCGTTCGAACGTGCTGGTGGTGAGCTGCGCACCGGCTACGACCTGCGCACGGCCAGTCGGTCCATGAACCTCATGTTTTCGCAGTGGGCCAACAAGGGCCTTAACATGTTCACGTACGAGCAGGGGCTGATCAATCTGATTCCCGGCCAAGCGACGTACAACTTGCCTGCGGACACGGTGGACCTCTTGGAGCACGTCATCCGCACGGGCGCGGGCAGTCAATCGACGCAAGCAGACCTGACCATCACGCGGATTAGCGTTTCCACCTACGCCACAATTCCCAATAAGCTGCAGCAGGCTCGTCCGATTCAGGTCTGGATTGAGCGGTTGGATACTCCTCGTATTACCGTGTGGCCGGTGCCAGACAACTCGCAGCCCTACGTGTTCGTGTACTGGCGTCTGCGCCGTATGCAGGATGCCGGCACGGGTGTAAACACCATGGACATGCCGTTTCGCTTCTACGAGGCCATGACGGCTGGGCTGGCCTACCACCTTGCGCTGAAGATTCCCGGCGCGATGGATCGACTGCCGATCCTGAAGCAACAGTACGATGAGGCTTGGGACCTTGCCTCTTCTGAGGACCGCGAGAAGGCCGCAGTTCGTTTTGTGCCACGCAGACAGTTCATTGGGAGCTACTGATGGCAAACAGATTCGCATCTGGCCGCATAGCGATTGCCATGTGCGACCGCTGTGGTCAGCAATATAAACTCAAGCAGCTTAGAACTGAAATCATCAAGCAGCGCAAGTACGAACTGCTGGTGTGCCCAGAGTGCTGGGACCCTGATCAGCCGCAGTTGATGCTTGGCACGTTCCCTGTGGATGATCCGCAGGCGCTCAGAAACCCACGCAGGGACACAACCTACGTGACATCTGGTTTAAACGACGATGGCAACCTATCGGGTGGCTCTCGGGACATTCAGTGGGGCTGGAACCCCGTGGGTGGGGCGAGCTTTTTTGACGTGGCCCTGACGCCAAACTACTTGGTGGCGACAGCGTTTGTTGGTACAGTCTCAATATCTTAAAGGAAACAACATGGCTAAATTCAGTCAAAAAATGATGGGCAAGGAAGTTGGTCAAGCCAGCGTCTACGCTCAGCCGCACACCATGAGTGGCAAGGTTGTCAAGGCCTCCACCAACCCCGGCAAAGAGCCAAACCACAGCAATGCGGATACTGTCTGCATGAGTGTTGGTGCGATCAACAACAAGCCCGATGGCTACCCCACCAAGACCGACGGCATCAAAATCCGTGGTACTGGTGCGGCTACTAAAGGCACCATGGCTAGAGGTCCGCTTGCTTGATTATGAGCACACCTGTTGCAATCTACAAAATACAAAATGTCTTTGATGGCAGGATGTATATTGGGCAAACGGTTGACCCCAGCAAGCGTGCTAAGCGACACTTCTGGAAAAACAACAAGTGTGTAAAGCTAGGGAATGCGATTCAGTGTCATGGGCGCAGCGCGTTTATTTTTTCCGTGTTGTTTTGGTGCAAAGATAAAGCTGACGCAAACGAAGTTGAGTCGCTTTTGATTGATTTGGCTGACACTCGCAAAAACGGTTACAACATAACACCCGGTGGGCACGGAACGGGAGCCGGTCAAGACAATCCATTTTTTGGTAAACAGCACAGCGAAGAGTTGAGATTGCGTTTTTCTTCCGAGCGGAAAGGGATTCCGATGGCGGATGAAACACGCAAAAAAATTGCGGATGCCAACAGAAAACGTACAATGACAGAGGCTACCAAAAATAAACTGCGAGCACGACCAACTTCTGATTTGTGTAGCGCACGCACGGCTGAATCAAACCGAACGCGTGTTTGGACGGATGAGGCCAAAGAAAAACTTGCGGCTCACAACAGAGGTAAAAAAATGTCCAACGAAGCGCGTGCAAAAATTGCCGAAGCAAATAAACTCAGGGTTTGGTCTGATGAGTCACGCGCAAAACTTTCCGCTGCCAAGACAAAGGCGTAAGACATGACGTACGACGAATTGGTTGTTGCCGTTTCCAACTACTGCGAGAACGTCTTTCAAAAGACGGACATAGACACGTTCATACGTCAGGCAGAGCAGCGCATTTTTAACGTGGCTCAGCCAGCCAACCAGAGAAAGAATGTGACCGGATCGTTGACTTCTGGCAACAAGTATCTCAACTGTCCTGTTGATTTTTTCTCTGTTTACAGCTTGGCAATTTACCCTGCTGCTGGAGGTGCGTACGAGTTTTTGCTGGACAAAGATGTAAACTTTATCCGGCAAGCGTATCCCAATCCAGCAACCACTGGCAAGCCAAAACATTACGCAATTTTTGGCCCGCTGTCGAGCAATCAGGACGAACTGACATTTATTGTTGGACCAACGCCGGATGCCACGTACAACGCAGAGCTTCATTACTATGCGTACCCTGAGTCGATTGTGGACGCAGCCGATGGCCGAACTTGGTTGGGCGACAACTTTGACTCCGTGTTGCTATACGGCACCATGAACGAGGCGCTGACCTACATGAAGGGTGAGCCTGATATGGTCAAGCTGTACCAAGATCGGTACGTTCAGGCAATCGCTCTGTACAAGAACTTGGCAGATGGCAAGCAACGCGGCGACGCATACCGCAATGGTCAAGTTAGGACGGCAGTTCAATGAGCATCGTTCAGACACAGACCACCAGCTTCAAGGCGGAGTTGTACGAGGGCATCCACAACTTGCTCACGGACACTCTGCGTATTGCGCTGTACACAGCGGAGGCAGACCTCAACGAGTCCACCACGGCGTACTCAGCGACTTCGGAAGTGGTTGGCACGGGGTACGTGGCTGGTGGGGTTACTTTGACCGGAGTTACTATTAGCTCTACTGGCTACACAGCCTATGTCAACTTCAACAACGTGGCGTTTGGTGCGGCAGTAACTGCACGCTGCGCTTTGATATACAACGCAAGCAAGGCCAACCGATCTATTGCTGTTCTGGATTTTGGTTCGGACAAGACATCAGCCAGCTTTACAATCACCATGCCGCAAAACACTGCAACTACAGCGCTCATTCGCAGTTCAATTTAAGGAATCATCATGTTCAACAACCTTGCAAAATCTACCGACACAGTGTCCTCGGGCCTCGTGTGCGGCACCAAGCCTCAAGCCAAAGCCCGCGCTGGCGGCGTGTACAAAATTCAGTGCGTTGGCGCTGACGGCCACGTCAAGTGGGAAGAGGAGATGCACAACCTCGTGGTCAACCAAGGCCTGCAGAACATGGTTGCGGCCTATCTGGACGCTGCCACACAAACAACCGTGTGGTACATCGGCCTGATCACAGGCCCCGGCTCCGGAACCACCATAGCCGCTGCGGACACACTGGCATCGCACGCTGGCTGGACTGAATTCACCGACTACTCCGGCAACCGCAAGACTGCCACGTTCGGCACAGCAACAACAGCCGATCCTTCGGTAATCGACAACACAGCCTCCCCTGCATCGTTCAGTATTACTGGCGCTGGTGGCACTGTAGCTGGCGCGTTCTTGGCCAGCGTTGACACAGGCACCTCGGGCACGCTGTTCTCGGCATCGGACTTCCAGTCGCCGGGTGATCGAGTGGTTGTGTCGGGTGACACATTGAATGTTGTTTATACTTTTTCATTAGACGCAGCCTGATTGGGTGACGCCCTGAGTTAGGTGCAGCACCCGCTACGGCGGGTGTTTCTTTTTGGAGAATTGACATGAAAATTGACTTTGAATTCACCACCCCCCACGG